CCGCGTGTTCTCGCCCGCCCCATGCCACCGGGGTACGCCCATGATTGTTATTTAGTTGTTGCGTGTTCTATGACCAAGCGGGCCACATACTCAGCCACTTGGGGTACTACGGCGTTGCCTAATCCTCTAAGGCGGTCCACCCGAGCGGAAACCCCATGAGCCACTCGACCCACGTCGGGTTCAGTTTTCCACCAATCAGCGTTGGGTCCACTTGCGCTAAACGATTTTCCAAGTTTTGCGGCTTGTCCATACACCGTGGGTAAACCGTGTGATTGCGCGCTTGGCCTTGCGCCGCTCTCGGCGTAGGCCACATGGCTACCGATTCTTCCAGTTTCGACCCCAAGCGTCCCCGCCGCTCCACTCTCCGTCGAACATTGTCGAGGTTCTCTGCCATTGCCGCCGATGACCGAGGGGTAGGCCACGATGATAATTCGGTCGCGTCGATGGGGCGCACCCAATCCGGCTGCGGATACAACACGCCATTCCGCGTCATACCCGATTTCGGCAAGCTCACCAACGACGGTTGTTCCCCCCAGAGAGAGATGTCCTCGGACGTTTTCCAAGATTGCGTATCGGGGCTGTAGTGCGCTAATGGCGTCCCGCACCCAAGGCCAAAGGTGTCGGGGGTCATCTGTTCCTTTTCGTTGCCCGGCAAGGCTAAATGGTTGGCAAGGGTATCCGCCGCAAATGACGTCCACAGGCTCAACTGTTCGCCAGTTAATTTCTTTGATGTTTCCATGGTTTGGCACCTCGGGCCAATGTTTTTTGAGGACCTTACACGCGTATTCGTCTATTTCGGATTGCCACACAACTTTCATTCCGGCACGTTCTAAGCCTAAATCAAGGCCACCTATGCCGCTAAAAAGGCTTCCAACCGTTAATGGTTTGCTCATTATTCTTCAATGTCTTGTTTGTCGAGGAAATTGAATTGTTGGATTGCCTCACGGCCGTTCAGGCTCATAAAGCCGTCAGGCGTGTAAACCATGGTTTGGATTTCCACGGCTTGTTTCAGCTTGGCGGCAATGTCGCGCCACCGGTCCCGCTCGCGTCGCGTTTCGCTCAGCGCGTCCACCAATGCGTCCACGATGTCTCGCATATCTCGGTTAAGCATTGTCGGCGTCCTTTTTGAGTGCGTCAATGACGCGGTTTGCGTCGGCTACGGTCAGCGCCTCGGGTACCTTACTGTCGTCGTCTAACAACGCTTGGACGTAATTAAATAGCGCTTCCTCGTCCAACGACAGCTTTTTGGCTAACGATTTCATATAGCCAAGCTGTTTTGGGGTTATGGCTTTTGAGCCGCCTACTGTGGTGATTTCGCCTGACCTATCGACGGGTGCCGGCCGGGGGGCGGCGGGCTTGTCGGTTTGCTCGGCTCGTGCGGCCACCTCGTTTTGGCTTGCTATCGCCTTGTTAATACCAAAACCCATATAGCCCAATGCGCGTCCAAGGGCTGAGGTCATGCCAACCATAAATTCGCTGTTTTTGGTGTATGGCGTTTTGCCGGGGTACGGTTCGGCGGCGGTTGCGATTGCCGGTATCGGGTCCGTGGCGTCACGCCATACGGTGACGGTACAGCGGTAGAACGTCGAGCCGTCCGGCATTGTGACCACTTGGGCGTCCGTTTCTTGGATACGCAAATCAGGGTACTTTTTCAGGGCTTCACGTAAACGTGTAGGAACGTCTACGTAGTCACCAATGCTAAATGCCATGTCGGGCCGCCTTTCTTGTCGGGTTTTATACGGTATGGCTTGGGTGTAATGCTGTTGGTCCGTCGTATGTTGGGTTCGTCATAAGGTCCATTACTTGTTGCGGCTCGAGCAACCAACCGCGGGCCGGGTTATTGGTTTTGTTGCCAAACGTGCGTTTTGTTTCCCAATTAAACAAACTTGGGTTGCGACGCAAATACCGTTTTAGTCGCTGTACGTCGATTATCACAAATGCGCCGTTTAGCGTGTAAACGTAAATCCACCACGTAGCTTTCGTTGTGTTAATGCCTGATAATTGCCAATTCTCGGTTTTGGCGTCTTGGGCGGGTAATTGTTCGGTTTCTACAATCATGCGACCGTTACGGTAACGGTCTGTTTTAACCTCAAATGCGCCGCTTGACATTGACGCAAGGAACGAGCGCGCCAAGCTTTCGCCTTGTTGGCCGTACTCTAAATCTTGGCTGAATTGTTGTTTAGGTATGTCGTATTCCGGGACGTAGCGGGCGGGCCTAATCATTGTTGGCGCCTAACGCTTCCAACGTGTCCATAATCGTTTTCCAATAAATGGTTCGGCCCTCTAGGTCAAAATCAAACGCCATATTTTTTAAGCGTGTGATTAGCTCAGCGTTTGGGTTCACCGCCGGCACGTGCTGAGGCCGGCAAATCTCGTTAATGAGGTTGGAAAAAACGTTTACGTATTCGGGTGTCATGTCGGGTGACCTTTCTTAGTTGGCTGTTGCCCATGGTAGCCAACCGCTGTTACGCCAAATGGCAACCATGGCGGCGGCGTTGGTTTCAGGGTTAAAAAGCTCGTCGCACGTGTCCAAAATGCCCTTGGCTTGTAGCCAACCGGTAGGCCAGTATTTCGAGGGCCGGCACCAAAAAGAATTGACCTGCCATAGGCCGTAAGACTGGCCCACGGTGTCGGCGGGGTTGTGGGCGTCGGACCAACACCGGCTTTCGCGTCGAGCAATCTTTACGGCCGTCGCAAGCTCGGTTGTTGGTAGGCCGGCGGCGACAGCCAAAACGCCTACTTGGGCGCAATTCGTCGTTTTAACGATTGGCCTAGTAGTAGGTACTGGTGGCGCTGTAACGGGGCTGTAGGGCGCTGTAAACGCGGTTTCCGCTAATTGTGGGACCTCGTTAGGGCCTTTGTAAAGCTGTCCTATTGACATGGCTAATAGGGCGGCAATAAAGCCGGTAGCAATCTTGATTGGTAAATCCATTGGTTAAGCCCTTTCGCATTGGTACGGGATACCCCACGAGCCGCTAGCCGGGCTTCGAAACGCCATTTGGGCGTGTAGGGTTTTGCCGGTTTCCGGTTCCCTAAACAGCTGAAACATGACCTGTTGGCCATTCTCGAGCGTTGTTAGGTAAACCTCGTAAATGAATGTTTGCGGTTCGTTTCCCATGCTTGGCCTTTCTGTCGGTAATTCGACCTTAGGCAACCGGTGGCGTTAGTTGGTGGATTTACCCGAAAACCTTTGTAAATAAGGCTTTCACGGCCTCGGCATTATCAGCTATGCGCGGTTCTAGTTCTATGTGATACCACGTGCCACGAGGCGCCCCGCTAATCGTTTTCACGGTGTATTTCTGCCATTTTTGACGGTCACAACGCCAACCCGCCCCAAACGGAATAGGAAAATAATCGTAAACGGCTTGTATGCCAAATTCGTTTGCGTGTTCCAAAATCGTGTTTATCACTTGGCGAGCGCGTTTCCGGTTTCCTTGCGGGTTTTTTTCCGTGGACAAAAACGAGGCGTCGATAGCTCGCCCGGTGGCGTGAACGGACAGCTTGCCGGGTTTGCCTTTCATGTCTCGACGGCCGTACGTGCCAAGGTTCCAAATAGCCCCGTTGGATACCCTCGACAATTGTTTAATAAATTCTTGGGTTCCGGGTCGAGGGCCGCGGGCGGGGCCGTCGCTATTGCCGATGTAGTCACGCGCACCGGGTACGCCGGGTTTCGCGTGGGCAAACGTCATTTGGTGCGCCCGTAGGCGGCGTCGTTAGGGTTTGCCCAACGCATAACCACGGGAATAACGGCGGCAACAGCCGCTTTTAGCAAATCTTCCCAATTCGTGTTACCCGTCGCATATACCGCTAAAGCGGCCGCCAAAGCTGACCGGCCGTATGACGCCAACATAGCCTTATTTTTCTTATTCATTGTGCGCCTCGATATGTCCGTCTATTTTCTGCTCGATACGGCCTAACGCCCGGTGAACGGTTCCGTGGTCCTCGCGGTTTTCTTTGGCGTGTTTATTAAGTAGCGCAACGACAACAGCGAAACCACCACCGATAACAGCCACCACAATTTCAGTAGCCACGACACTTTACGCGCTGATTTCAGCAACAACGATTGTTGAGGCGTAGCGGGCATAATTGGTGGCGTTCGTGTCGGTGCTTGACCTGTTCACGTACAAGGTACCGCCCGCAATGTCGGCGGCTTGTGCCGCGTAGGTAACAGCTGACGTTGTGGCCGGGCTATCCAAATACAGCATGGTTACGGGCACTACGTCGTTCGCGTCAATTGACTGGGCGCCTGTGGCTACTTGTCGGCGTGAACCGGCCGCGTCACCACGGTAGGCGGTTGCGGTGTTGCCACCAGTCAAACCGAAAATGGCTCGATTACCGCCATTGGCACCGTAATTAAGGGTTACGTAAATGAGAATTTTTGAGGTTGTCGCGCTTGGCGTAATGGTTGCGGTCAGGCCGGTAATCGTGGTCAATGTGCCGGTGGCGCTACTGTCCGTGTAGGTATCGGTTTTGGTGGTGCTGACAACCTGTAAAACGCGGAAAGCGCCGCGCAAATTATTTAATTCCGACGCATTTAAGACGTTTCCGTCTACGAACGTCGCGGGCAAGCTTGTAGGTGTAGCCATGGTTTCAGCCTAATACGTTCGTGGTTCCAATAATGCCATACACTAAATCCCCCAAAATCAGCTGGTACACAATTTGGGTAGGTGACGTAAACAGGCTGATACGGTGCCCGGTCCGAAAATTCAGGTTATGTTCGACGCCCTCTACCGCCAATTCCTGTGCCAATGACGTAGTACCGGTCCCGCTGTTAAACGTCTTTTGTATGGTGATTGTGTCCCCAATGTCGATTATGGCTACCGTGTCGCGTTGGGCGCTCGACAAGCTCGTAAACGAGGTTCCAACGCTGTTATAGCGGGCTTCGGGTTCGCCGTCCAAAAGGTAAGTGGCGGCGTCTTGTATTTCGGTGGCGTCATGTAACAACGAATTAGTAATACTGTCGGCCTGAATAAAATAAGTTGCTTGGCTCGTGGCGTCGTCGGCGGTGGCTTCCGTTCCGTTAAGGCCCTGAACGTAAGTCCTATTGGTTACGGCGTCCGCCTCAAACGTTATGCCCAATTCGTCGTAGGGTATTTCGCTACCGTCGTCGTGAAAATCGGCTACTGAGCCGCTGATAGTGGCACCTATGCGGGGTTGGAACGTTAAAACGCCGTCCCGTGACATGAACAGGCGCCCAAATTCGGCGGTTTCGTTTATTTGGCTGAGATAGCCAAGGACGTTTGTTCCGGCGGCAATTTTGTAGGCGTTGTCGTGGCCAAGGTTTACGGTGCCGGGGTCAATGTTTCGGGCCGTCGGCCCTGACGGATACGAAACTTCGGGCAAATCTAAAATGGTTTCTATGCGCTCACCTGAGGTTTCCGAGGTTACGTTTAGTTCGTCCATGACGGTTTGGGCTAGCAAATAGAAATTGTCGGCACAATACACGGTTACGGTGTCCAACCCGTCGAGCGCAAACGAATAATCATAATTAACGATTTTGCCTCTAAATAAAAATTCCTCGTTGTTGCTTGCGTCGTAGCGCACTAGCTCTACCTCACGCAATGGGGCTAAACCGGGTTTAGCTTGTGGCGTGTCGTAGTAAGGGCTGTTTTGGTCAAACGGCGAGAAAACGCCTGTGGTGTCTTGGATTGTAAACGCCATGGTGCCGGCGGCGAATTGGTCGCCGATATCGCGTCGGCCTCTACGAACGTTCACGTTTAAACAGCTGTCGAGGACCGACGCAAATTCGGTTGTGCCGCCTAACACGTAGTTGGTGTTTCCTAATACGCCTTTGAGGCTGTCGCCAAGCGTGAAAGCGTCCACAAGAAAACCGGTGGCTATGCGTAGGTCATAGTTTCCGGATTGGACAACCGAGGTAGCCATTTAGGCAACCTGAATATTTGCGGGGCCGTTTTGACGGTTAAACGCTTTAATACCGTCAATGGCTGTTTTTCCGATTTCGGCGGCCGTCGCAAACCCGCCCTGAACAATCACGTTATAAGTGTCGCCGCCAACGCCCGGCAACCCCGAAAAATCGAGGTAGCGCGGGTCAAAGCTGACGCCGCCGCCCATGTCCACCGGGGTAAACCCGTCGGCGTTAGGTGTACCGCCGCCACCGGTCACGGTCGCGTTTACGTCCTCAAACGCGCCCGACGAAATCCCCAAAATTTCGCGCAAACGGTCCAACGACAAATTCGGGTTTTTCAGGATTTCCTCATATTGGGCAATAACGGATTGGATACCGGCAACCAACGCTTCGCCTTGTCGTACACCGGCGCCGTAAAATTCGTCGGCCGCCTCAATTCCTAATTGGTCCGCGACGCTTTGTAAGCTGTCCAACAGCTCGTTAGTTTGCTCGATAGCGGCCGAACCGCCGTTAATCAGCTCATCAGCTATAGAGGTTCCGGCCTCTACGCCGGCGTCCAACACTTGACGCAACCCGGCCTTAGATAGCCCCATTTTTAGCAACGTTGCGACACGCTCACCAAACAGCTTTGACCGGTTAGCCATGACGGTTAGTCCTGCTACAAATCCGGTTTTACTGTTTGTGGCTTCCTCTAAGGCGTCTTTAAATGAAAGTGTGCCGGATACTGAACCGCTGATACTGTCGCGGAAATCGTCATAGGCGCGGCGGGCGTCGTCAAGCTGTCCGGTTGCCTTGTCCAACGCAATTTTAAAATTGTCGGCAATCTCGCGGCGTAAATTCTTGGATTGTTCTTGTAGTTTCTTTTGGGCTTCCGTAAGTTTATTTGTGGCGGTTCCGGCCCCGGTCGGCGTGTCGTCGCCCATGCTGTCGGCCAAGCTTTTAGCTGTTTCCGCTAGTTTTTTAGCGGCAAACGACGAATAATCCATATTTGCGGTTGCGACGCCAACGCCTTTACGGAATTCATCGAATTTGGCGCGGATTTCGTCAATATCAAACGCGCCTTTACCTGATAGTGCGTCCCACATTTGTTTAGCGCCCTCAACCAAATTTGGGTTAAATCCGCCTTTAAGGAAACCGGCTACACGGCTACCGGTATTAGCCATTTGTGCTAATGCCACGGTCAATTCCTCGACGAGGCTTACGAGCGCATTTCCAAACGGCCCCATTTCGGCTACAGCGGTTTGGAAACCTTTAGTTAGCGAAATACTGAAACCGTCCGCTACACGCTCAATAGCCGGGGTTACGTTGTCGTTTACCCACGTAATAAATTTTTGGAACACCGGCAACAATGCGGTTCCAATATTGGTTTTTACGTTGTCAAACGTAGCCGCCAATATTTTTTGTTGGTTGGCGAGGCCGTCGGACGTGCGCGCAAAATCGCCTTGGGCGTCGTTGGTTTGCTCATAAATGACCTTTTGAGCGGCTAATACCTTGGCCTGTTGAGACAACGCCCCGGTTCCGTTGTAAATGCCAAGCTCAACCGCGGCGGCTTTTAGCGTGGCGTCGTTCAACAAAACGCCGTACTGGCGTAGCGGTTCGCTTTCGCCACGTAACGCGGCGCCAAGCGCGTTAATGGCTTGGTCCACGCTCGTATTGTTAAAGCTCGCCAAATCGGCGGCAAGGGCCACAAAATCGGTTGAGAACGTGGACAAATCTTTTCCGGCTAACCCGGCCGCTTTACCAAACACGGCAAACGTCGAGGCGGCTTGTAGCGCGGCAGTTTCCGATAATCCAAGGGAACGGGCGGCGGTCCGGCTAAACGCTTGTACCTCGACGCTGATAGCCCCAAACACCACGTTCGATTTGTTAATGGCTTCGTTAAGGTCCGACGCGGCTTGTACCGCTTTGTAGGCCATTGCGCCTACAGCTGTCACGACGCCCGCTACAGCGCCACCAACAAGCGCGGTTGAGGCTGTCAAACCTTGGAACGCTTTTTGGGCTTTCTGTAAACCCGTGTTATTAAACGTTGTAAGAATTGGAATGTTAATTGCCATAGCGAACCTTTAAGTTACGGTTAGTTATGTCCATAACCTTTTTTACGGTTTTAAGCACGTCAGCTTCGACGGCGGGCCGGTTGCGGGTTACTACCGGGTCAATAACGCGGGGTTGCGGCCCCTCTTGCGCGGTGAGCGTAGACACAAACAAGCTTTGCGTATTACGCCCGGCATGGTCATAAATAACCGCTGCCGGGTCCAATGATTGGACAACCATAAGCCGGTACGGCAACGCACCAAACGCCACCTGTTGGGTGTATTGGTTTCCTAAATCGTCGGTGCGCGTAAAATTCACGTACCGTTCCCGGGTGGCTCGAGCGCCAACCTTGATTTTGTAGCCGGCTTGGGCTTTCGCGTTATCCCAACGAACCTCACGGCCTTTTACCAATGAGCCGCGGCGCATACCGGATAGCGGCGCCCCGTTGCCTTTGCTGTTGTCAAAGTTGGCGACCATTGAGCGGGCTTCCGAAATGATTTTGGCGCCCGACGCCTTAATGTCTTTTGTTACTTGGCGACGGTAGCGCGGGTCAATTTTGTTTAGCTCGGCTAACGCTTCTTGGATACCCTTAATTTGTAGTTGGGTTGCCGCGGTTGCCATTGTTACCTACGTTGTCGTTGTCGTTCCTCACCGATACTAATCAGCGTGAGTAGGTCCCGTAGGTCAAACGTGTCGGAATACCATTGCGGCGCCCAACCGATAGCCAACACCATTTCGGCTAGTTGGCGGCGGTAGGTTCCGCGTTGGTAGGGTTTTCGGGGTCCTTGGAAATTACCTCGATGTTTACGAGCTTTTTTAGGTAATCGTCAAACGACGCCGGCACTACGATTTTTACGGCCTTGGCGCTTTCCCAAGCCAAATACGCTAAATCTTCGACGCCTACGCCGGTAGCCATATCCGAGGCTTTGCGCTTAAATCGTCGTTCCCATTGGACAACCACAAATAGGTTTGTGGATACCTCGTAGGTTTCGTCGGTTGTCTCAACCTTGAGTGTTAATAGCATGGCTTCCCTTTCGTTGTCGGGCCGATTAGTTGGCCGTTGTTAAGACGTTGCCGCGGTGTAAACGCCACCGACGAACGTAATATCGCAAGTGGCAAGCTCGCCCAACGTCATGTTGATAACCGGCAATTCGGTGAGGTATGCGCCGGTCAGCGTAAAACCGGGGTTGGTTGCGCCGTTTCCACCGCTCGCGGGGTTTACAACAACGGTTGTTTCGGTGCCTACAAGGTCCTTAAGCGTTGCGTAGGTTTCGCTTGCGGCATAGCTCATGTAGAGGGTCAGCGTCAGCTCGTGATTGCCGAGGCCCGACGTATAGACGCGAGAGGTCGAACCAAACGCGGTTTTTTCCAATTGGTCAAAGCGCTGAGTGAAAACGGCGGCGGTTGTTTGGTCCGTGAGGTCCACGCTATTAACGGTTACTACCGGGTTGCTGAGGGCAATTGACGTAGCCATGGGTTATTCCTTTTCGTTCGTGTCTGTCTTAGTTTTAGCATTTTTCGCGGGCTTGGGTGTGGATACTTTGATAAATCCGGCCGCTAAAAGCGCGTCGACGTTAATACCGGGGCGAACCACGTACGGGGCGCCGGGGGTTCCAATCCTTGCGGAAACAATTTCGTAAGCCATAGTTACCCCGTTTGTGCTTGTCGTTCTACCGTTAAATCGTAGGCGGGTAGCTCGGAACCGCCAATAACGGCGATTGTTGGCCGTCCGTCCACAACACCAACATTAGCGGTAAGAACCTTATTGGCTAGGTTCATTAGTGACCGTTGCGCGTCGAGGTTGCCGGGGCCAAGCGTGATTATGCGTACCGGGAACGTCATTTTTACAATGTTGTAGTTCCATGCGACAAACGTTGGTGCCTCGATGAGGACACACGGCGGGACAAGGTTTCGGGGGTCAGTTACCGCGGTTAGCCCGGTTACGGCGTTGAGCGCGGCCGCTAAATCGTCTAGCGCCTCGTTAAATAGGTCCGTGTAGGCGGGTACGGGCATTATGCGACCTGTGGCCGGTCAATGCCCAACAGCTGTTTAATCATCGGGCTAAGGCCAACCGAACCGCCCGCCACCATGCCGTCAAATGACGCAAAATCCGATACTGAGCCACGCTGACGGTACAGAAAACCGCCGTAGGCGATTGTTCCGAGCGTGACAGCGCCGCTAGGGCTTGTGGACAAGCTATCGACGTACCCGGCCTCGCGTCGGCGGTTGTAGCAAAAGGCGTTGGCGGCGCTAGCGCATTGGGTAAGAAACGCGGCGTCGAGCGCGGTTGCGGTTCCTATTCCTAGCCAATCCTCAATGTTGGTTGCGGTAATCCACGTACACGCCGTAGCGGCATAAGTAAGTGTGCCAGTCGCGGCGGTTCGCTCAACGTCGCTACCGGTAACCGCAAACAACACTTGGTTGGCGATAGGTATTAACGGGTCATACGTTAAATCGTTTTGGTTATCGACACCGGTAAACAAGTATTGCGGTAGCGCATACACGGTAAACGTGCCGTCAAACGGCGCCCCGACGCCGGCAATAGTCACGCTATCGCCGACGTTTAACGGGTCCGCATTAGTTAGTAGCTCGACTACCGCGTAGTTGTCTACTAGCTGTTTGTGGGTGATTTGTGCTACCGCCATGGCGGATAACCCGCCTTTCGGTTAAGCGTTTACGAGCTTCACGAACTTGGTGTCGTCAGCCATGAAAGCGGCCGCGTAACCGCGCCACGAAATGGTGCGGCCCAAGATTGACGGAACGTCCACGCTAATAGCGCCCTTTTGCTGTTCGTAGAACTCGAACCCGGCGGCCGGTCCGGCGGCGTGTCCGACGACGCCCGACAACGTGCCGGTGGTGGTTCCGCCCGCCATGTTCTTATCGACGACAAGGACGAGGCCCAACGGGTTTCCGTTCCATGACGACGCCGAGGCGTTGCCAAATGCGTTTTGGCCGGCGAGGCCGGGCGCACCGGTGAACGGGAACACGGGACGGCCCGTGGTATCGACGAGCGAACCGAGCTTGGCCCAAGTGACCGGCGCAACGAAATAGTGCGTTGGTAGATAGTTCGAGCCATTGGAAATTTGGTAGGCGGCGCCATAGATAGCGGCAATGACCGCTTCCGGGTCGGTCAAATCGGTAACGGTTTCTGTCTGTGACACGCCGCTAACCATGGTGTCCACGGCGTAGTTGTCGGTGGCCTGACCGTAGGCAATAGCGAGCTGATTAAGCACGATGTTGAGCGACGCGGGGTCGGTCCAATCCATGTCCTGTTCCGACATGGTGACGTACGTACCAAAAGTTTTCTTGGTTACGTCGTTGTTGGCAATCGTGACGGTGGACGGGTCAAGCGTGTTGAGCTGTCCGGTTGGCTGTTCGGTGACGGTTGGGCGCACCGTGATTTT